ACTAACAATAAAACCAGCTGCATTATATCTAACTCCATTATGGACGATAGTAATATTTATTGAATGCCGAGCATATCCTCCTGATTGTGTAAATTGTGCATTCATCTTTTGATTGAGAATACCTGACTGCTGATTAATTTTAGCTTGGACTTGTTGTTGATAACTTGATTGAGCTTGTTTGATAGAAGAAATTGCCTCCTTTTGAGTAATAATATCAGCTTCTGTATTTTCTATCTGAGTTCGGATCTCATTAATCGTTTTCTCTGTCTGTTTACTGTATTTTTCAAACTTTTGAGATAAATTATATTCATTATAACCTACCCTTTTTATTGTATTTTCATTCCATTCAACTTTTTCATTAAGCTTCTGCCATGCTTGCGTTTCCTGTAATTCTTTATCTAAATTATCTAGTATTTCGCTAGTGTGGCTTTCTGGTTGCCCTATTCCTTCAACAAATTCTGAATACCCTACAGCGTTTATACTGCGAACATAAATATAATAGGTATGGCCTGCCTTTAGGTTACGTCCTTGTATAACCCACATAGAGCTAATACCTAAATACTCAGCACGATTTTCCACATCACGAATATCCGTGATCTGTTTTTCTGAAAACCAAAACTCATACTGTGCTCGTAAGCTATTTTGACCACCAGATCGCGGAATAATCCCTAAACTAAAATAGCCCGACTCAACCTCAATATAACTGGGTGGTAATGGTGGATTAATCGCAAATGAAGTTGTGGCCACCTCGCCTTTTTGTTTCCGATCATTTTGAGGCAAGACGGATAAAACATAATTCCCCTGAGGCAAACCACCAAAACGATACATCGTATCCGTGGTTGAGGCGGTGCCGACAATGCGATCACCGGTGGTGAGTTTTAATAAAAAATCTACCCCTCGACTGGAATAAGGTGTATTCCAACTGGCTTCTACTTGCCATTCACTTGTATCTGATTCGATATCTACAGAAAGATTTTCAACCGGTGGAATAAATCCACCCAGTGGCGTATCAGGTTTTGGCTCAAATTTAGTCCCTTTATCAACAACAGCCTCTTTTTCTGGCGCATGTTGCACTGCAATAACCGTAAAGCTGCCATCTCCGTTATCAGCCAAGCTGATGGCACGAAATAATCGCCGACGTAAAGACGGAAGTGTTAATGTCCAAATTCCGCCTTCTTGTAACCCTAACGGCAAAGTATCCAGCTTTATTTGATTAGATGCGGGATAGCTCGCCACTTCATAAGATTGCGGATCACCTTGAGCATTGATGAGTGTGACGCTTGATTTACCACTTTTGGGTGTGTCGATATTTCGATCTAAGGTTAATGTTTGAGAGGCATAATCAATATGTGTTAGACGTCCACCAATTTGATTATCCGCGTAATAATTATCAGCAATTTCGATAATATCACCCGGCATATGACGTAGCCCCTCACTACCAATATTAAATTCAACCGTTTGAGTTTCTAATTTCTCAGTAGTTAACAACCAAAGACCATGACGATGAGCCTGACCTCTGCTAGTACAACCAAATGCATCGACGCGCATCACATTGCGTCCAAAGCGCGCTATGCTAGCATCATCTTCAACTAGCTCAACACTGGTTTTCCAACCATTGTTTGGATCAATAAAACGAACTTCGACGGCAGTGTGACGCGATTTTAATGCGCTAAAGCTGTATTGGAAGTTGCCATCAATTACGTTGGCATTAGTATAAGGCCATACTACATCAGACGGTCTGTCTTGAATAAAGGTTAATGTTCGTCCGTTCCAGACTGGCATAATGCGCATCATGGCACACATATCTGCCATCACATCATAGGCTTTACGCATATCCGTAATGTAAGCATTACAGGTTATACGTGGCTCTTTTCCTCCAAAACCATCATCAACCTGTTCGTCACAATAACGTCCTATCGCATATAAGGCGAATTTATCAACCTCACTAATATTGAGGCGTTTCCCCATGCCATAACGAGGATGAGTTAACAAATCCCATAATACCCATGCTGGATTATTGGTAAATGCCGGTTTAAATGTACCGTCCCAAATCCCAGAATAAATTCGTTTATCTGGATCATAATTACTCGGCACCTGAATAATACACCCTTTAATTAAATAATTACGGCGCGGAAATTTATTGCCAAACTGCTCACTATCAAACATTAATCCTGCAACAGCAGAACCCGGATAGGTTTGTGAAATATCCACTAACTCAGAATAACTCGACCAAACGGTATTATTTTGAATTTTGTCAGAAGTGCTGTCTTGAGTAATACGGATCATACGCACACTGAACGGAGCTGGGGGCAAATCATCCAAAATAACCGCGATCAAGTACGGAGAGTTAGAGCGTTTACCCTTAATCGTGACTTTTTTCTCTGTTATCCATACCCCATTGCGCTGGATTTGGATCTGTAATTGAACAGATGTAGGTACGCGATCACCATTATCTTTAGTTTCAACCAGTGCTTGCGTACCAAAGGTTAGGCGTAAACGATCAATATTGGGCGAGGTGATAGTGCGAGTGACAGGGGAATTATATTTAACCTCAATCCCCACCGGCACTTCATTCGCAGACGCGGTAAAGCCACTCATTGCCGGTTGCTCTAAGGTACCCGCCCGCCATTGTGCATACATTCCATTAATGGTGCTATTGCCAGATCCATCTATCACCGGCGTATCATCTAAATAAATGCACCCTAAATCATCCATCGAGCCTTGAATATGAATAGGACCTTCAATCGGTCCCTCACTGATTAAATCAATTAATGACGCTTTTTGACGTGATGTTAAATCGTTTGGTGCCTCATACGGTGTTCTTTGACCGCCACCACCTTTACCCATGATATGAACTCCTCTTAACCACCGTGTTTGCCGGCATCGATATTTTCACCGTCACTGTCATCCATAATTTCAACAGATTGTGAAATGACGCGTGAACCACACATAATTTCGCCGTAGGCAATGGGCACCGGCATTCCTTGTGCAACGGCATTATCAAGATTGCTAAAATAAGTATTGCCTTTTTCTTCATCACCACGAGATAGATTGGGAGGTTTTGGAGAAGGGATCAGCATTTGAGCGACACCACCAATCATCATAGCTGCACCGCACGCCATCAAAGAGGTCGCTACTGTTGCGGAGATCCACGCTGGCCCCCACCATCCCAATGAAAATAAAGCAGCACCTGCAATAAATTGAAAAACACCGACATTTTTAGCCCCTGATAATTTCGGCACAATATGAACTACTGCATTATCAGGTAAGGTTTCATTGAATCTTTGGTTAATATCTTGTGGGGAAATATCAGTACCCGCAATGCGCACTTGATACCAACCCTCACGAATAGCTAAGCGTAATGCTGGAAGTTGAATAAAAAGCGCGTGAAGACCTTCAGAAGCAGTATTCACATTTAAATCAAAGCGACGTCCAAATCGTTGCAAATCCCCGTAAAGTCGGAAGGTTGCCAATCGCGGTAACGCCAAATTGAGTGCGTCATTCGTTGCCATCGTTCGTTATACTCCTCGCGTTTGCTAAGTTGGTTTGGAATGTGATGTAAAATCGTTTGATTGCCTAAATAAATCCCCGCGTGATTGGCACGAGAGCTGGCATAGCAACACAAAATAATATCGCCGGGTTGCACTTCTTTTTTTACCTGCCGAAAACCACTGCTTATCATATTGTCTAGGTACAGTTCTTTACCTTGGCGCCACCAATTATCATGTCGCTCAAAATCAGGCAGATCATGTCCTGCCAAATGATAAGCATCACGAAACAACCCATAACAGTCGGTTGAGCCATGAATAAAATGGCGACCTAATAGATGAGATACTGGCTGATAACAATGAATTTTTTCATCACAAACCACCCACCACGGCAATGCACTGTTCACCTGCAGTTGTCGATCTAAGGTGCTGAGATAAGGTTGACCATCAGGGTGACTGTGTACAACGGCTATCACCTCGCCCTGCTGTTCGGCTCGAATAAAATCATCAAAAGAAATCGTGAAATAGTTTTTCGGATCAGCGTGCTGATTAACACAAGGTAAATACTGTTCACCCTGTGCGGTACTTACCAATAAGCCACATGCCTCCGATGGCGCTTGCTCTCTCGCATGCGCCAAAATTGCTTGCTCTATCATAAGAAACACCTTAGGAGGGAGTTAATTATTACCAATACGGGAAGTGGAGATAAACGCGCCTATACGTGATTCGTTTTTTCGTAACTTACAGTCACTAAGACGTTTGCCACATTTGTCTTTTAGTGGATCAGTGGTTGGCTTTCCCCATTCGTCAGCAACAGGGGGGCCTTTGTAACCACACTCTTCTGAGCGATAACAAAAATTACAGATATCAGACAAAATAGCACGCCCAGGCAGCATTAATCCGTCAGTCTCACTCGGTGTGGCTAACATAAAGGTAGCTGTTACTGAATTTAAACTGGTCATCTGCTCAATGATCCAACGTGTCACAATTTCTTGTGATGGGTCGGCATTAGGATTGCCTTGAGGAAAATTTACTGCATCTAAAAATTGAGTGCTGACAATGCGTCGTACCACCAGCCCACCGATTGCACTATCTAATTGACTGGCAATCCCTGTAATCAATCCAAATAAATTCGACAATGTAATAGTGGGTCGCCCTGAGGGGCCTTTGCCATTAAAAGAAAAGCCGTCACCTTTCACGGGATAAGGCTCATAGGTATTTCCTTGCCAGATTAACGGCTCTTTACGCTGATTGAGTCCATCAAAAAAGCGGTACCGAATACCGCCTATTTTGGTTAAATCAAATTCATAAAGTTCAAGCAAAGCATCATCAGAGGAGAGTTCGGTAATACTAATTCGCATTTCAGGAGGAATATGTTGCATATTAGCTCCAATAAAAAACCCGCCGAAGCGGGTTATAATTGACTGATTGAGACTACTTATTTAATTCATGAATAAAATGTTTTAATTTTCTCTTAAATGATTCATGAACTTCTTCTGGGATAGCTTCCATCATTTTATTAATATCACTTTCAGATAAACATAATAGTTCTTTATTGTTATTATATTTCTCAGAGAGAAATGAAACGAATTTCTTAACCCCATCCTCATCTATCATGTAGTTATCTTTTAATTTGATAACAATCTCTGAAGGAGTGACTGTGGTAATGTTTTTTTCATCCTTCTTTTTACTCGATAAATCACTACCACAATGTTTACATTTTATAGCTTCTGGGCGTATATCTTCAGCACAGTATGGACATCTTACATATAATACACTTGTAGAATTAGTTGTGTCGTGAGGCTGTTGCTTTCGACCACTAAACACCACCATCATTAATCCACAAAAAATCATAAAACAGCTAATTAAAATGTAGTTTTGCTTATCTGACATTAAACCAATGTTATTTACGCGTGAACCATAGCCAGTGGGAACACTGACATCCATATTGAAAGAAGCAAACGCTGCTATAATGCCGACAATCAATAAAATTCTTCCGAAACCTTTCATTATCTACCCTAATATTAGATTAATTTACCTTATATTAGCTTGCGCTGGACTTAAAATGAAGTAAACGAAAATCTCCCTAAGAGATTTGCACTAATTAAAATACGATTTGCTCAAACTCAGCCGTTATTTCAGTTCTAATCATCCCAACTGAAGACGACCATTTTCGACATATTACCTTAATTAAGCCTGATTGGTGAGGCGGCTTCCATAAAAATGCAGTAACGCCAGCATGTTTTTCTAAAAATGATTCAATTTGTAGGCTTTCACTATTTATATAGATAAGCGTTACATTGTATTTTTTTAGATTATTATTAATACCATCAGGGCGACGCTGTTCATAGCCGTCGCTAAATTTCACTGATTTTACCCGAGGCTCAAACTCCTTTTTCATATCGGGTTTGACTTTCCATTTAAATGTTTCCATCTACATAGCTCCACCATCCCGGCGTTGGCTCATGATATAGTCCTGAGCACCTCGCTTACTAATTTCATAAACTTTTTTCAATGCTTCAGGCCCTATTTGCCCATTGCTACCATCATTTTGTATAGTAATGTGATAATGCTGGGTAACACCTCCTCCCTGATTGGGCATTTTCGCAATAACGCCCAGCTTCCCATCAGCACCACGGCGCAAAGGGAAAATGCCTTCTGGCCCAGCTTCTCCCATCAAGCCTGCACCTTTTGCAAAAGCAAACATGGTAGGTTTATGAACGATCTGCCCGCTATAAGCACTTAGGCTGGTTGAGTTGTAAACACCACCGTTAGCATTCGCGACTGGGGCGCCAAAACCAAAGCCCATCGCCTCTATTCCTTTAACTAATGACATTTTAATAAAGATATCCGTCAGCATTTTGAGGATCGATTTTGTAAAGTCTTTGAAGTTGGCTTCACCATCAACCAGTACATTAGTTAATTGGCTACTAAATCCATTAAGCACCATAGAGGTAGCATTTTGTACTTGAGTATTAACATCAAGAGCCGTATCTTTATAGTTACCCCAAGCTGTTTCAGCTCCTTTTAGCCAATTGGCTCGTTTTTGATCTTCAACTTCCCATGTTTTCTGTTGCTCAGCTAACATATTATTTAGCTGTGGGTTCTCTTTTTGTCCCGCAAGAAGTTGAGCGCGTTCTAAGTAACGTTGTTGCTCTCTTGCTGACTTGCCCATACTTTCTTCAATCGCTTTACGTTTTTCCGATTGTTGAACAATGTATTTATCAGCCTGATCTTGCATCTTATTTAAGCGCTCTTGTAAGGCGACTTCATCACCCACTAACGCAAGTTTTTCCTTTTGAGCAAGAATATTTTCTTTATTTGATAATAAAGATTTTTCGGCGTTAGTTAATCGGCGTGTCAATTGCGCTTGTTCTAAAATTGCAAATTGTGCCTGCTCTTTTTGAAAATCCTTGCGTTGTTGGCTAATAACATCATTAGCACTTTGATGCTTTTTAAGCATTTCTAACTGGGCTTGCAATGCAAGTAAATCACGAGAAGCTTTTTCTTCTTCTCGATTACCTGTGGGTACCACATATCCTTTACCTTTCCCAGTCCCCGGCATCTGGCGATCTCTTAAACGAAAATTAATCATCGCTTTTGCTTCTTCGTACTGTTTTTGAGTTAGGCTATGCTTATCCTGTTCTAATTCTGCTAGTTTTTGTAACCTCTGAGTCTCCCAACTGAAATAGCTTTTCCATTTTTCTTGGTTTCTAATCTGATTAACCTTGAATTGTTCACTATCTTTAACCGCTTGAGCCTGTGCATTTTTAAGATCTTGTTCGTATTTCTTATTTTCCAGCTCTTTAATTACTTTTTGTAATTCTCTCCCTTCATAGCTATTTTCCATTCCGTGAAGTTGCAGTTGATATAGTTGTTCTTTATAAGTGGTTAGTTTCTCTGTAACCCCTTTATCTCTTCCTATATCAAGCATTGCGTCCCAAGCTTTTTTTGCCTCCCGTTGAATATTAATCCATGCTGATTCAAGAAAACCTAGGCTATCAGATATATCATTAGCACCGTCATTAATAGATTGTGCATAAGCATCAATCGCCAGCTTAGCTGCTTCGGTTTTATTACCTTGCAATTCGAGTGTTCGAATTTGTTCTAATTGGGATGCAGTGAGGTGATGATTCGCTTTTTCTAATTCAAGCGACATTTGAAGCGGTTCATCTTGCAGACGTTTAAACTGATCAATAGTGGTATCAATCGCCTGGCCTGTGATGTAATTCATCTGTGCGGCCGCTTTTGAAACACGAGAAATCTCATTATTCGAAAATACGCCAGTACCGACGACACTTGAAATGGATAATGCCATTTCACCACGCGTAATCCCGCCACCCGCTAGGGTTCGCGCCATTTCGTTTAATTGGCTCGCTGATTTATTGGCGTAGTTACCGGTTAAAATCAGTTGTTTATTAAACTGAGAAAATTCTCTTTCTGCATCATAGGCTAGCTTTGCAACGCCTGTTAAACCTGCCGTAATTCCTCCCCAGATACCACCACGAACCAGTGAGCCCATATTAAATGAGTTGGCAATACCCTGAAGACGACCAGCTAATGACTTGCTATTTTTATCAAACTCTTTGGTTTCTTTGCTCGATTCAGATAATCGACGAATATAAATTTCTGCTGAAGAACTGACACCAAGTTGAGAGGCTTGATAACGCAACATCTGTTCACGACTTAAGTTTTGAGTAGCAACTTGCTCTTTTAGTCGCTGAATAAATCGCGTTTTTTGTTGCGTTAGAGACTCTTCTTCCCGGCGCAACTTCATTGACTCTGAGGTAATGGCAGAAATCAGTGTCCGATAGTCTTGTTGATGGATAGTGCCCTTTTTTACCTCTTGATTAAGCTGAGCTTGAATGGCCCTTAATGCCGACGTTCCTCCAGAAAGTCCTTTAACTGCTTCAATCTGCTTAAAATATTTTTCAGTGTTTGCATCTTGTTGATCTTGTATCGCCTTTATTCTTGATTTAGTGACATTCTGAATTTCAGCGAATTGCTCACCTGTAATTTTTAGCTTGTCATAAGCTTTTGTTGATTTATTTAAAACCTCTGTGAGTTGTTCAAGTGCATCTCTCGTTTGCCCAACACTTTGAGCTTGCTCTAAAAAAGCATCAGCTTGTTTGCGTGATTCAATAGCTGCACGCGCTTCTTCCTGTGCGATCCGCTGATAATAATCCGCTCGTTGTTGCTGAGAAATTTCTTGTTGATTGTTAAGTTCCTGAAGAGACTGCGCTGTACTCTCTGCAGAACTACGAGCAGATTGCGCTTGCTGTTCAACCAGTTGTGCCATGCGTCGTTGACTGGCTTCGGCTTTTTCTGCTGTTTCCTGCAGTTGACGTTCAACTCGCCCCATTTGCTCTTTAAAATCGGCTGTTTCAGCCCCTAAATTAATCGTTAGATCCGCTATTTGTTGGCTCATATCGTATTCCGCCCGCTATCCCTTCACTTACCGCCATCATGATTTCATCGTCCATATCAACAGCAGGTTTACGTAACAACACACTAAAATCCTCTGGTGATAAGTCTTTACCACCACCAAAAACACTGGCAACCGTGAAATTAAGACCAGAAAAAGCATGATCGATAAATTGAATGGTGAAGGGAGTTTCATTAAAGAAGTGTAACCAATCAGCGAGCTCGGTCGCTGTCATCTCACTGAGCATTCTGCGCCAATCAGCACGTTTAAATTCATGTGATAGGCGCAGAATAAATTGATGTTCACGGGCAACTACTTTTCCAGTGGCTCTGCCTGAACATCACCTTGATGGTTTTCGCTTTCCGTGTTTTCAGTTTGAGCCATCCCGCTAATGACCAGGACTTCTTTTGCTGCTTTGCCAAGCGCCTCTGGTGGCCACTGCGAAAGCACTTCATGATAAACCTGCTCAATATCACGCGTTTCACCGTGTGCTAATGATCGAGACACTAACCAGGCATTCGATTCTGTGTTTGCACGAATAATGAGTGCTGTTTTTTTTATGCCTTCAGCCTTTTCAGCATCTTCGTTTTTTTGAGATTGTTCGACCAAAAAATCAAAGTATTCAATACGCTGTAATGCTGATAACTCAAACAACTCAATAGTGTTATCACTATAAGTAAATTCTTTTTTCTTTAAAAACATATTATTACCTTTTATTCATTGTCTTTTTTAATAACGGGCGCACTTTTTCCTTGCTCTGACGCTGATTTTATTTCTTCTGCAAGCGCAGGACGGCCACTGTTGGTGATCTTAATAGTACGGGTGATCACTTCTTTCGCAGGTACCGTTTTTCCAAGCGAACTAACCCAACCTCGATAAATATCGACGGCCCCATTGGGATAACGAATGCGGTAGTGACGAACATCCCCTAGTTGGAACCAATCAACCAGATCTTTTTGACCTTGTTCACCCGGTTTCCATGCCAGCGTGATGTTGGCCTCACCCGCTGATTTTTCCCCCTGAGCAGTGGCTTTCCAGTCCGCATCTTCGTCATCAAGATAGGTATCGTCATAACTGTCTGCGGTAATTTCACCCGGCTGTAGCTCTTTAATTTTCGCCAGTCGTGTCCAATCCGTATCAGTAAACGGATCTTTTAATGGGTCTTCGGTACCGCTATAAATCCAAAGCGTGGTACCAGCACCCTTTACGGGTGCCAATGGGTTTGGTGTAGGCATAATGATCCCTTTTACATTGAATAATTAATTTGATAATGGAGATCGACCGACCCCCACAACCCCATTTCTTCATCACGATGGTAGTCGTAGCCGTTAGGGGTCATATTCTCGATAAGCTCGGACAGTGCGGGAATGGAGGTCAGCGCAGGATAAATCACGGCTTCAACCCATTTATCTAACTCAGCATCAGGGTTATTCGCACTGAGAAAAACTTCTATGTGAACAATTGCTTGCCAACTATCTTCATCGAGATTTTCACCTGTTGAAATAGCATCGGTGATGTACACCGCAATGGCTGGAAAGTCGTTTTCATCCACAAAAAAAGGGCGACCATCAAAGACTGTCACCCCATTGGCATGAGGCTCAATCGCCTCTTTAATTGCATGTCGGATCTGTGTATGTTTGCTCACCAAACCCTCCCTTTTATATAAAGCCGTAACTGTTGCTTTAAGGCCGACGCCATTTCTTTGGGCATATCAGATTGAAGCAATTTCTCTGACTCTTCGGTGTAAGCTGTTGTTAGCGGTGTGACGAACGGAATTTTCACCACCTCGATGGGATAACGGCTTTGACCAACTCGCTGAAGAATATGCCAACGGCCATTATCAAGCTGTTGAATAAAAGCATGAGGAAAAGAAAATCTCCCCACCTTCAAAACACTTCCAGCGCCTTTCTGATTACCTCGTTTTCTTGATAGCTGAACGCGCGCATTACCTAGGGCAATGGCCGGCAAATTACCCCGATTTATCACTAATCGAGCGCGAGGCGTTTTATAACGGCTACTCGCTCGATTAAGTCGAACACGTTGACGGATCAGGCGTTGAGGTACTTTGGTTTCGGCTGAAACCCGTTTAACACTATGGCTAATGACACGGCGAGCAACACGGTTAATCGCCATTGCGGTTGCTTTCGGGACCATTTCATCATTAATGCTATTCAGGTTTTTAATGGCTTGCGCTAACCCTTTCATATCACCCACCTATTTGATCCAAATATGTGGTTTCCCATTAAACTTTTGGTGTCGAGTGACTTGATAGGCTTCCCCCTCAATTTCTACGGCGTCACTGCGCTTAGGGTGATATGTTGAAGAAAAAACAACATAGCTCACCCCGTCACCACTCATCGGTCCCAATTCAGGGATAAAGTGAGATTCGAGTGCTTGATAAAAAACACCATTTATACGGATGGGAACCCCCATCCGTTCTTCGGTCACGTTATCCATTCTTTTTATTAAGTGTTCAAATGGATTCATCTATGTTGCCTTAACCTTGAGGGGTACCCGCTGATGGCACAAAGACATTGAGTTTAATCGTGACATGTTCACTCGATGCATCCGCATCATCCCAAACCACACCAGCAGGTGTGCCACCTGTATCCACCACGATATTGTCTTTAACAGAGGCCACTCCCCCCGCTTTTAAGGCAATTCCCGTTTTCTTGTTCAGTAAGAAAACACCTTCTGCAAAACCATCACCGGTTTCGTTAGGTTGAATATCCGTGATCGCAACACAAGCAACCGCACCAACGTGTACCAATTGACCACTTTTAATGATCTCTTTTGTGTTGTTGGCAATTGCAATTGTGCCACCCTGTTGTACATAATTTTTAGCCATAAAAACTCCTTCCGATGCCGAAGCACCGGATTTTAGATATAAAAAAAGCCCATCAGGGCATCAGGATAAAACGAAGAAAAAAGACGTCTTACTTACCCGTCACTTTCAGTAGACCGCGATAATCAACTGGTGCTACCCCCGCATCAATACGCACTTTTGTCGTGACACCATCAGAAGTGAAACCATCAAGCTGATCAATATACGGTAAATCAATCCCGTTTAAGTACGCTACCTCAATGGTGTCGCTACCTTGACGTGAAACCATATACCAATCTTTCTCGCTCGCATCATCTAAACGAGGTTCAGCGATAATTTCCGCTAAATCACGCACTGGATTAATGATATTGGCATTAACATCTGCGCCTTTCACACTACCCGATTTAACCACTTGGATAGCTTGTGTTTCCAGTGTGGTCGGTACCAACATAAATGCCGGACGAATATTGAGTGTACGTTCACCTTCTTTTTGTTGACGCATAGCAGTACGACCCGCACTGATGGTTTCTACATCCATCCCGCCCGTGAGCATGTTTTTATGATCGGTACTAAATAGTGCTTTTTTATCGCTCATTTTTTCATTGTCGATAAGTACCGCATACACCAAATCACCGATGGTGGCTTTCGCTGCTTCACCTAATTTCTTTGGTACATCCGTCAACATATTCATGTCATCATTGATAATAGCTTGACGGCTAATACTGAATAATTCACCGTAAGTTGCCAGCGCGATGGTTTCGCCTTTATCGTTCAACGTAACGTATTTATACTCAGCACCTTCACGCACTTGACGTAAGGAAGGGAATGCCCCTAATCCCACACGATGTGCAGTTTTAAAGTCACTGAGTTGTCCTTTTTTCGTCCATTTCTCAAAGGTTTCGTCATTTTCTTCCCAACCAAGCAAAATCGCTTTATTCGCGACATCCAGCAGGATATTACCGAAATCAGAGGTGCTGTGCGTAAAGGCCATACCAATCATTTGTATCGGATTATACGTAGCCACGCCAACACCACGCTCCGTCAGTGATGCGCGTGCTAACTCACGCAGTGTCATGCTGTTATAGGCGTTATCTTTTTCATAATCCTGATAACCCGCACGCGCCATCACAGAGGCGCGCACACTGTCACCGACGATATTGCCGTTTCCTGCGTAAATATGCGCATTATCTTTATTGGATGGCTCAGGATTTTGTTGCTGTGCAATCGTATTGAGCAATTGCTCACGCGCTTTTTCAACAGAACAGTTCGCATCTGCTAAACACGTGATCATTAGCTCATTATGACGACCACTGAACATGGCAAATAAATCTTTAATGCCATTTAAGCGTGTTTGCTCATCCGCATAGGTGGCACTAGGCTGTGGCTCTGGTGAAGAATTTGGTTGAGGCTGTTGCGTAGGTTTAGTAGTGTTTTTGGGGGTAATTTGATTTTTAATTGCACTTGGCATAGATGAAAATTCCTCAATTCGTTTAGATGTAAGACTTGCCATTGCTTTTACTGGCTCAATCACTTTATCGGCGAAACCTTGTTCAACACACTCGTCACCATCAAGCCATGTTTCCTGCTCTAACATGGCGGTAATTTCTTCGGTTGTTTTCCCTGTTTTCGCCACATAAGCAGGGATTAATACGTTTTCTAACTTGTCGAGTAAGTCAGCATATTCACGCATATCATTTGCATCTCCCCATGAGACACCCCACGGTTTGTGGATCATCATCATGGCATTTTTCGGCATAATGACCGTATCCCCGACCATCGCAATAACTGAGGCCATTGAGGCGGCCAAACCATCGATATAAACCGTAATTGTTGCAGAGTGGTTTTTAAGTTGGTTATAAATGGCGATACCATCAAACACTTCACCACCGGGGGAGTGAATATGCAGATTGATATGACTGAGATTACCCAGCGAGATTAAATCTTCCGTAAAGCGTCTTGCGCTAATTCCCCACCCACCGATTTCATCATAAATATAGATATCCGCCGTTTGGTCTTCTTTAGCCTGCATGCGAAACCAGCTTTTTTGATTTACTGGCCCCGACATTTTAGGCATCATCATCGATTTCTTGTTGTTTAGCATCTTGTGCCCCTTTGTCATTAGCAGGATCAGTATCAAATACCAGTCCTAATCGTTTATTTTCGTCAATTTCGGTTTTACGACGACGTTTCACATCCGCAGGGTTGCCCCCTTTGGCGCGTATCCAGTCACTTTCTGTTGACGCACCACCACGTAACAAGGTTTTCCAAGCCTCAGACTCTTTCTTCGGATCAATCCATAGCATTACAGGGCCACTGTAAACCGCATTAAACAAGGATTTAGGGTCAACATCAGGTGGAACGGTTACCACACCACTGGCTATCGCCATTTTTAACCAATTGCGATACATCGGACGTGTGATGCCTGCCACAAAGGTATCTTGGAAAATGTTATAACCTTCAAATGACTCCACCAGCTCTTGTCGCTGAGCGCTATACGTACCGTTATAGTCACGGGCGATACTGGAATAACTCCCCCGACTGCCTGCAGAAACCGCACGTAATTGTCCATTGCGAAACGATTGTAGGTTGGGGTTGGGTCGGTCTGATTTGATCATGCCGACTTCTTCACCCGGTTTTAAACCGTCGTAAATCATGCCCGGCTGAATATCAATATTACGTTGCTCATCTTCGTCATAGTCACCCTCAGGGAAAGAGCCGGCATCGCCTTTTTTGATGTACATGCCTAATGAAGCTGCAATACGTGCGGAGGTTAATTCCGCATCTTCGTAATCTTTTAACGCACTTAAACGCATTAAGATCCCCGAAAACAAACTGACACCTCGCGCTTGATGGAGCCGACGAGTGAATTTCAGGTGCAACATATTTTCGGCATCAATGGTTTTGATATCCCCTAAATTGGCACTAAATTGAGGGAGATTTTTATATACCTGATACCCTGTGGGTCGCCCCCACTCATTGAATTTAATGCCTTGAATAATCTTACTTTCTGGCATATTCATGTGGATCGGCACAAAGTCAGGCTCTAAGGCTTCGAGCCAAAAATAGATATTGGCTTGAGCCTCTAATCCTTTCGCTTTACCTTTGACCAGTTGAGCAAACACTTCGCCATCACGTAACCACGTTCTGACCAGTAAACGCTCTAATACAGGGCGACTAAATTGTCCGGTTACTTCGGGCAATACTGACCACTCCGCCCAGGCTTGACGAATTTGTGAGGCTAAATCTTCATGAATTTGCCCTGCACCATCGAGAGGCTGAGGCTCAACAATAATGCCTTTTGCCCCGACAATGCGCTCTTCCATCTTATCGAGAATACCGATAGAGATATCATGATTGTTATCTAGCCATCGCGCTTGCTCGCGTAAGGAAGTACCACCAAATTGCGTCAATTGGTTTGCATTACGATTTTCACGTTTAGCGGGATGAGTACGAGTGGGTAAAACGGCTTCATAAGCTTTAATTTGTAAGCGAGAGCGGAGACGCGAGGCTTGCCAGTTTGGGGCAAAATAACCAATGGCGCTGTCTAATAATGTCATCTAAACCTCGCTAGTTTATACATTGGATTGCCTCGTTTTCTCGATATCAATGCCGACAAACGAGATTCCCAACGCTCACGACCTTTTATGATCTCGTTGAGATTTTCCATTGTCATGGCTTGTCCATTAAAAGTGATGGATTTGCCTTTTAATACCGCCTCTTCCGCTAAACGGTATTGCTCAATCATGTGTTCAATTTCTTCTTTCGTCATATCCAGCCTCCGCTGTTTGATACCGGTGCCCATGCTGATACCGCAGGCGTTTCCTGTTTTGGGGTTTCGGGTGAGGGTTTTATTTCAGGCGCTGTGGCGATATCGGTAATTGGCGAGGAGGAGGAAAGTGTCACATCAGGTAACCTTGCCCATTTAGGCGGTTTTTCCCAATTGATCCCTTCGTACCCCTTTAATATCACCAAGGCATGGGCGTAAACCATTAGGTCAAATGCCTCATTAGCGCCTCGACCCGGTTTTTCCCAATGCCCTTTTTCATCACGCTCTTCATACGTCAATTCGTCATAGAACGATTCATCCAACCAATCAGGGAAATGGATATAGTTAGGCCCTACGGTATCGCGCGATAACGCAGAACTGATCCGGTCCTTAAGTTGGTCAGTTTGCAGTAAATAAAGAGGCACATCCCCTTTGGCTTGGGCGCGCCGTTCAGAACGACTGGTGTTATCGGGGAATGACTTGGTGATTAACTTACTGCGTTTATGCCCGTCACCCTTAAAGAGATAGACTTTACGATGCAGTCCCTCTTTTCGACAGCGACGCCAAAATTTATAGGCATTATCAGTAACGCCATCTTCACCACCGGAGTCTACCCCCAACATCATGATCCCCATCTCATGGTGAGGATAGTGCTGTAATGGGTAGGTTTTCTCTAATACATCGGTGATTAATACTTGCCAGTCCTCAGGGTAAGAGCCCGGATCAATTCGACGGCATTCACCGTTATTGTCATAACGTAGGGATTGAGTGATTTCAAAGCGGTCAATCACCCAGCGTTCGCCTTTTTCACCGTAACCGACCACTTGCACCACAAAGCGACGTTTTTTACCACCTTGCACGTCAACTGTGGCAACCAAGAACCGTACGCCTTCTGGTACCACTGATCCTTCCCAACTTTCCGTACGATTAATCAGTTCATCACTCCGGCGCTGTTCTTGTGCTATACGGGGTAAATAAGGTAAACCCCAGTCTGTATTGGTGACCGCTTTTAGGGTTTCTTCACTGCCGGTTAATTCGTATTCTTGTTCTGCAGTTAGTAACTTATAAACTAACTGAGACAACGTTTGATAAGCTGCAGCAGGGCCTTCCATCCAAAAAGAGGCAATACGCGAACGGCGTCCAGTACCTGATATCCTTCCTTGCTTATCAATGGACTGTCCTTCAATCAACCACACCCCTTTATTATTGAGCTCCCGTTTTTGATGGGGTTCGATACGACCTAAACAGTGCTGACACTCCACATACGCAGATTCACTTGCTTCTACGGGATCTGGCTTGTCACGATATCCTTTTACCGCATCATAAATAGGCTGAAAATATTCGTGGCAGTGAGGACATTGCCAGTACCAGCGACGGCGATCACCCCGATTATAAAGTGATAAAATACCCGTTGTGGGCGGAGCCTCGTGAGGAGACAAACGACGCCATTTAGTATCAGTAATATCACGCCCCGGAGAGCTTTCCACCAGCGTCATACCCGCAGACATAAAGGTGGTTGTCCGTTTTGAGGCTAAAGAAAAGCCATCTCCTTCACCGTCGATATCTTCAGGGAAACGGTCATAATCGGTGAGTGCCACACACTTAAAGTCAGATGAGGACATCACATTAATCGATGGCCACCCCATTTTTAAAAAACTGCCCGACAAAAAGTATTTATCAAATACGTTATTGTCATTACGACGAGGACTGAGTTGTTTACTGACTTCAGGACTGCAACGAAAGGTGCGAGAAAGCCGTTTTTTACTGTGCTCTTGTGCTTTATCTTGCGTCATTTGCACCAGCAACATATCAGAAGGATCGCACACAATATTGTAAATCACCCAGCCATCAATTAACCCGACCGTCTTTCCTGTTCTTGCAGGACCCACAAATATCACGGCATCATAGAGCCGTGACGATAAACAATTCATAGGTTCAACAATGTAAGGAGATACTGCCGGATCCCAAGGAACCGAGTTACCCGTTCCCACAGGTACGCGCATATATTTTGCCACAGCATCCGCAACTGGCATTCGCCTCGGTGCTTTAATGAGTTGAGCCACATTTTTTCTTAATGTGGTTGCTGACACTGTTGCTGTCATAACTCATCCTCATCGCTCTCTTCATCATCCGAATTATCACTTAAAACTTGATGTGCTATCTGGTCGCGGAGATCATCAATAATACCTTGTACGCGAGATACAGCTGTCGGTGTTAACGCGCAATCACGTTCTAATATGTCAGGTAGCGTTTCTAACACTTGCACCATCACTTTAGCCAGTGCTGAATATTCTCGTGCAACGTCTGAGGCCGGCAATAGCTCGCCCACTTCTTGTTCAAACTTCAAACGCTCCCGCTCAGACTGATACCACGCCTTCCGATCTTGAGGTAGCATTTCCTGATTTTCGACAGGGGCTGGCGCCTTCATCATTTCAGATAAAATATCAGTGAGTGCGTAGAGTTTTAGATTTGAACTATTGCCCGCAACAGGCTCTAAATGGTTAAGACGGGCGGAAGCAGTTTGTCGATGGACGCCAGAAAGTGCTGCTATCTGGCTGATATTGAGCTTTAAGTGTTTGAGTTCTTTGTCCATATTTCATTTGTTTTATTCCACTCCCGGAAGATAGATTTGAGCTTCATTAATAATTCGCTCTCTTGCCATTAGCAGTAATTGTTTTCTACCACCAACTCCCCAATTAGCCATTGTCCTTGCACAGTGACTGACGTTTTTAGTTTCCGCATTAATGACATGATCTAGCTTGTTCAATTTAGACATAACATCTAAACCTTTTCTCGTCGCATCTTTAAACGTGTTGTAGACAAGAATTTCAAACTCAGGCTTTAACCAAGCTGCATACCGAATAACAACTAACTCTAAAGCCCAAGTTCCCTGATTAAGTCCACCTTTAATTACTTTAACCGATGCACTTTTTGTTGCATCGCTTAAAGCTTGAACAAACCGCTTTACTTGACGACTTTTCAAAAATGCACCGGGTCTTTGTGATTCCGTTGCTTTACCATCCGCAACAGCGGCCGCATGCAGATCATTTAAGTTATATCTACCCTCACTATCAACACGGACAGATACACCATTAATACTGACTCTTGGATATTGCATAACGTATTTCCTACATTTGAAATGAACCCTCGTTCACATAGAAAATCAGCCCGTCGAAGCTCGCCAGCCATAACTGACTTCCTCGAAGGCTCATATCAAAGTGATTGGATCCGACGTTTTAGTGATTGCGCTGTGAATGCGCAGTGAAATGAGATGTAAAACAATAAAAGTGAGAGTTAAAAGCTTGAGTTAGTGATGAACGAAAACAAACAAATTCATCACTGTTATTTTTTTAACATATATTTATCAAATAATTACACTGGTGGTGACGACCGATAAAATTTGAAAAATGCGCCGTTTCCCGCGTGCGCGTCGCCCCGTGGAGAGGGTACCCCGCTGGGAGTACCTTTTGAATTAACTAATTGTTTTTTATTTAATCTTAATCATTTGAATTTTAAAACATTATAAAAACAAAACCAAAAAGGAACACCTTAGCGGTTGCAAAGTAAATAAACAAAGTATATATTTACAACCACACAGAAACACCCATAAGGTATACATCATGTCAAAAATGACATCAAAGTCTTATAAGTTACCAAAAGAACTTATTGATCAAATTATTGATTTAAGTGAAAGATTAAATGTCCCTCAGAATAAAATTATCGAAGATGCGATTGCTAATTATAGGTTACATTTAATTACTAATTATTCAAAACAAGATGTTAAATCTCCTTTTGAAATTGATATGGAGACAAAGCCCAATAATCCTTATTTGGATATAAATCAGGTTAAAAATATGAAAGTTAATGATTTTATTATTCTTAAGCTAAAAATAAATGGGGAGCATAACTCTGCTTCATTCTATTGTTCTTTAAAAATAGTGGATATTAATGAACTCGGTGGTATTGCAGAATTCAAAGGTATTCGTCCAAGCGAAGCTTATAAAACCTTTACCACATTTCAAGAATTTCAAGGTTCAAAAATAGCATTCCGTCACAGTGATGTATTTGATTATCTTTCAGCACAAGATGTTGAATTACGAGGAGAAGAAACACTATATTACCACTCTTAATACAAATTAGACCAATCCACAACCATATATGGATTGGTCTAACTTAATTATCCCCCCCCTCCTACTACACTAAACTCTATCAACGCTACTCAATGAATAATGAATGACGTTTGTAGAATTTTATAAAATACCAGGCTCTACAGGTGACAGTTCACCTTCTTCAAACCAACCATCAACACCACAACCATCAGCCGTCAAATAGTGAATGAGATACTGATTGGGGCTATTATTATATTCGGCACGGGCTTTGATGTGTCCTTCTTCACCACTGATGGTAACCTGTACAACCTGACCTAATTCATGTTTAAACATATTTTTTGTTCCTTTGATAATAAAAAAGCCCCGCTATTGCGAAGCTCGTTGTTGTTCAATTTCCCGTATTGCTTTCTTGTCTGAATTACATTGCTCAATAACCGATAACAGGGAGATGTTTAACATTAACGATTCTCCCCATGTCATTTGTTCTGGTATGTATGGTAATAGACAATCAGCGGTTAGGTGTGCTGGTATCGCTATGTGCTCCACTGGCACGTATTCTTTCTGAATAGTCGTGCATCCTGATAAGAGCATCACTAGGAATAGCAGTATTGGCGCAATCACTATTGACAAGAACAGTTTTGATAACCGTTTTAACTTTTTCAGAATCCACGACCGACCTATTCCGGGCGTCACTATTAATTGATGAGACATTATTGATAATCCTGAATGTTCGGTTGGCGTTTTCTGTGATTGAGTTTTGACGTGATAGTTGTTCAGTGAGTGATAATTTATCTTTTTCTAACTTAGTAATACTTTCACTCAGTTTATCAAGATGGTTACTTTGCCACGCAATGCAGATGATCATCACCAAGATAATGCCAACGGACACTGTTGTTTCGCCTAGCTTCATAATTAGTACCGATGATGTGAGAGAGCAATCTGACAGCGTTTGTCTAAACTGGCTTTATCATTAATACATGAATTATCAATTGAGAGGTAAATGCCACCAGCAACCGAGATGAGTAATGTAAGGATAAAACCGACGATGATGATTAAAGGCTTCCATTGCATAATGCTGACTCCGCCTCTCTACGACTGACTAACCCTCGCCACACCTTTCCACCAGCATAAACCCAGCGTTTCATTTCTTCACAAGCGCCATTCTGATCACCAGCATTTAATTTCTTAAGCAATGTAGAGCGTGCAAAAGCCGTGGTACCGACATTGAAAGCGAATGAATATAGAGAAGCTTTTGTTTTATCATCGACCGGCACTTTAACCAGGATATCTACTTGCCGTTGCGTTCTGATAAAGTCTTTCTGTAGTAATTCGTCACATTCTTGCTGTGTATATGTCTTACCTTGAATGATGTCGTTTCCAGTATGGCCATAACAAACCGTCAGAACTCCAGCAACATCACGGTAAGGTTCATAACGCACGCCCTCAAAATAGCCAATCACTGTTAGTGCAATACTTACAGCGCCAGCACTCGCAACAGCTGTCACTTTTTGTTTTAGGTTCATTAGATGTCCTTTTTAGCTTTAGTCAGCATCTCACCGACTATTTTTTCGATTTCTCGCGGATCGCTAGAACAATTTCGATGAACCAACTCAGCAAATAACGCTGTTCGTTTTCGTTGTTCTCGCTGTGTCATAAAGTAAGTTGCTAATCCAAGGAGCATGCTAAATCCCATCCCTATTACAAATCCCCATTCATAAAGTGAAAGACTTGCAAAAAAAGCAGTTAAGCCAGCCGTTCCGTAGGTAGCATTGGTCAATTTTTCCATGCGTATATACACCCCCTACGGAGTGTCCGTTGATGATTAATGTGAGTGAGTTAAACGTGAAAATATGAAACTTAAGTTAAACTGATGGGTCAGCCCAGAGAAACTTGCCGAAGGAATGGCTGATTCACTTCGGTGTGAGGATCTTTATGCATAACGAGCTATTGAATATAAAACAAAAGTTGGCATTGCTTGAGCGCCAAATGAATATAAATACCGCAGCTAGTAATTTTGTTATAAGACATTTGGTCGATGTCCTTACTGAAAAATTACCAAACGAAAATATCATTGGCACATTACAGGAAAAACTTGAGCATGATATTGGAAGAGTTAATGTTTTAGGAACTAGCGGTGTAAAGAAAGCTATTAATAATTTACTCCAAACTCCAGTGCAGGAAGCTTTCAAACAAAAAGAAGCTCCTTTTATTAAATAATATATTAGGCGGTTAATTAGCCGCCTCTTTTGCAATGTCAATTATAATATCCTTTGCTTTCATGATTGCCACAACTCTGTAGTATTCAATATCTTCACCATCTTTTTTCTCAACTGACACAGGAAAAGTAAAAATTGGCATTGAGCTAAAATTACTAGGCGCTACAGATACACAAACAGTGATTGCCTTATTTGCATGTGTAAAATTATTAGCAATATATTCATACTTTTTACTCATAACTACCTCTCTTATACGAAAAAAGACCGCCTAAGCGATCTTAAATATTTTATAAAAAATTTTTATAACTATCTCAATAAAAGATTTGCTGCATAGTCATTATCAACAAAAATATCACATTCCTTATCTGGAAAATTGCAACGAGCCATTACTTTTTTACCTTTGTATGTCGAAGTATATACATTGGTATATTTATGGCTAAATGCACCTGGTAAACTTTTATCCTGATTGAGGATGTTGTCATCAATCACAATTATTTCATTAAATCTAATTTTTAATGCACCATTTGGCATATCAGCAGAAATTAAAAATTGCTCCCCATCAACTGAGCGGTAAGGTTGCTTTGCGGTAAAATTGGTACACCCAGAAAGTAAAATAACCCCCAACAACAATGTTATATTTCTCACAATTACACCTTAAGTTAAATGTTTGATTTACATGAAATATTTTTACATAAAGTATTAAGTGATATCAACAATAACTATCGAATAGAGATTATTTATTAAGGCTAACACACGCTTTACTAGCTATTTATTACCTAAGGTAAGTTATAAATAACAGGTTCAACTATCCGGAATTACCGGATAGTTGAACCTGTAAGACTTACTTACGAATTGATGCTTTTATTTCTTGCTCGGTTTGTTCAAATCGCTCTTTCTCAAGTTCAGCCCCAAGAACTCGACGATTTAACTTTAATGCGGACTTTAGTGTTGCTCCTGATCCCATAAAGAAATCAGCAACTAGATCCCCTTCGCGACTACTTGAGCGAATAATGTGTTCCATCATGGCTGATGGTTTCTCACAAGGGTGTTTACCGGGATAATACTGAACAGGTGGATAATCCCACACATCGGTGTAAGGCACATCTGCAGTTACAAAGAATGGTCGCCTTAATAACCCATATTCTTTTATTAATTCTTGGTAGTCTTTTTGTAATGTAACCTGCTCACGCTCTAACTCGGTAAACTGGCGGGATAACGGCGATAACTTTTCTTGTTTATCAGCAATGTGTGTAAACAGTGTTTGTAACTTTTTGTAGTCTTCCTCGCTAGGTAATTGCCACTGACTATTGCTGAACCAATGACTGCACATTTGCTTACCTGTTGCTTGGTCTATTTCTTTTGCACTCACCTGCAGTGCTAAACGAGCATTTCTAAAATAATCAATCAATGGCTTAAATACATTTTGCTTTAGCTCTTTACATTTTAACGAAAACTCAGAACCTTTAGCTGTGACTGGTTTTTGATAATGTTCAGCAAAAAGTATTCGTTCTGTTGAAGGAAAAAAGGTGCGCAGGCTTTCCTTATTTTGTTTTTTCCATGGCCCAGATGGTTTAGCCCAGATAATATGACTTAATACATTAAATCGCCCGCGAACAAGCAATTCAGTATCTGACGCCAATTTAGAACCACAGAATAAATACAAACTACCATTGGGTTTTAATACCCGCCAGAATTCAGCTAATACCTCATCAAGCCAAGACAGATATGCCTCAACATTATCCCACTGATTATCCCATGCGCACGACTTCACTCTGAAATACGGTGGATCCGTAGCGATTAAATCAATATAATTGTCAGGTAATGTTTTTAATATAGCTAATGCATCATTATTGTATAATTGCATCAATATCCTTTATCTAAATAATAAAAAAGCCAGAAACTATTAGTCCCTAGCCTTTAACTTTCATTAATATAAAAAGTAGAGGGTAAATTGGCCTATTTATTTTATATAACTATCTATTAAGCATTTTTTCAATCTTAACCCTATCTTCGTAAACCTCAGCAACAGTAATATTTTCACCATAAAAAATCCACTACCATTTCATCTAACAGATGTAACTATTCTCTTCACTATCTCATCACATATACCTTATCTTTTATGTCGGAAAAATTACCATCAATCTTTTTTTGATGTTATGCAATAATTAATTAACCCTCTTAGTTGTTCTTTTATAAAACTCGCCATGCTTTAAAATAAAGCCCGCCATTTCTAATTGTGTAAGTAAAAACTCACAACTTTCATAACTTAGTTGTGTTTTAGTAACGATTTCTATTATATTATTCCCCGTATATTGGGATATCATTTCTAATATATTATACGCCTGAATTGTCATATCGTTCTGTTTTATCATGACATTTTACCCTTTAGTGTAGAAATA